AGATTAAGCCTTCCTAATGCCTCATCATAATTAATAGAATCAATAGACTTAATTATGTTTTCAGCCATTGCGGTGTAAGCCGACTCTGTTTGAGCAATAGCAACCTGTAATGAACTAGGTAAATTACCAAGCTCCTTACGATAGCCTTTAATCCTTTTATCAAACTTTATACCAAGGCTTCTAAACTCTTTTGCAAGAGTAGAATTGAAATCACCTTTAAAAATACCATCAGCAAATTGTATCTTGCCGCTTTTAATAGCTGTCTCAATTGTTGTCTTTGAGTTAAAGAGAGTTCTCTTGCTTTTGGTCATCTCTTTTACAATAGGTTCAAAGATTTCCTTTGTAAAAAAGACTAATATTTCTTTTTCCAGCTCTTCATCAAACCTAGGGCTTGTTTTGATTGGTTGGAGTTGTTTTTGCATTATGATATAGTTACTGGATTTTCAACTTTAATTGAGCTAACAACCGCACTATTTACTGTACCAGACTTAAATATAAATGCTAAATAATTAGGAATCCCCTCAAAAGTTCCATTAGTGAAGTCATCTTTAATAAGAAACATTTTTGTTGACACATTTGCCAAAGTTACCCCTGTTGGCTCCTCATACGCACCGTAAACCGTGACTAACGGAGAATCGCCAATAAAACCAGCCATTGGTTTTATAGCCTCACCAAGTCCAGATTTTACAGCTATATTAGTTTTGTAAAGTGTATTAGTTAATATCAATGTTTGATACTCTTTTCTAAGTCCTGCCATTTTTCTTAAAAATTTTATTAATAAATGAGTTAGTTGTTTTACTTGATTCTATATCCATCTTTGGCTTCGCTGGTGCTGGCATTGGGAAATCTGATCTTGATTCATTCTCTAAATCAGTTGCAAATAAATTTGTTTGGTTTACTTCTTCTATTACTTGATCTGAGGTCATTAAAGCTCTATCGTACATAGCTAGGATTCTATTCTCATTAGATGTCTTCACCTGCTCTTCTTCAACCGCTGATAATATTCTTAAAGGTTTATATTTAATCTGTAAATCATCTGGAACGAGTCCAAAAAGCTTTTGAGATATTAATTTGATTATCTGAATAATTAGATTATCATACTTGCCCCTTATTTCGCTTTCAATCATTGAATTGTAGTTTTCAATCTCATCTTCACCACTACTAAAGCCAGCCGTAGACATACCAAATAATTTAGTTAAAGGCATCTTTAAGTCGCTCGCAATACCTATTCTAATCTGTTGAAGCATTTCTGACAATCCCGCAAAATTCATTTGCTTTTGGTCATAATCATCATCTTTATCTTTTACAATGGCTTGTTGATAATTCTTGACCGTGTTAGCCATTTGCACCCTTTGAGTTAGCTTCTTAGTGCCGTCTTTTGTTGCTAGGGAAGTATTAAAACCCTTAATACCGTAAACATCAATCTTTGCTTCATCAAGCAATTCAAAAATTAGATCGTTATTCTTTAAGTATTGATTAAGAGAACGCACGAGCCTTTCAACTTCACTCATACCCCAGCCTCTCAATTGTGGTCTTGCTAAAGATGGTGCTCTTTTTCCTCTAGTTTTTAATACTCTTGTTTGGTCAAGTTCAGTTCCGTAATAGAAAAATCTTTCTTCATTAAAACCACTCTCAACATATGCCTTTTCTTCGCCATGTGCAGGAGTATTAATTTGTTGTAATTCCCAACGATCGGCAGCCTCAAAGCTTAGGTTCGTGTGTTCGTTTATAGCTTCTATATTGATCTTTTTGCCTGCTTTTCCTACTGTGTTGATTATCATGCCACCACCTCCATATAGCCGTGTCCATTTCGCAAGGTCTTTTACTTCTTCTAAGACATCATTTTCTTTTATGTAATTTTGAATGTTTTGGATTTCTTCTGAGTCTAACTCACTAGATATTATATCAATACCACCCCTAAAAGCATCTTCAATAGGTTGATCTATAAGTGTTTGGATTATTCCGTGCGTAGTGTAGGCGTAAGTTAGCGTAGTCCTATCGTTAGTGATAAAATACGATCTATTGTTCTTTACAAGTGTAGCTGTTTGGCTTAGCTGCGTACCTAATTCTTGAGGAATACCTAGCGCAGTCGTTAATGTAGTTAAGCTATTAGCTAACACTTCATTCTTACTTGTCCTAGTAGCCATGAAATGAAAATTAATTGATTATATATCAACTAATAAGCTATTTTATTTTATTGTCAAGTTAAATAGCTAAATCAATTGAAACGCCTCTTTTTTCTAAAAGAATCAATTTAAGGCTGTTTATTAGTGATTTGCGCTCTTTGCCTTCTTTTAGAGTGCCAGACAATGACTGTCTAGTATAACCCATGTAATCAGCAAATTCTTGTTGAGTAATGTCGTTAGATTTTAGTATAGCTTTTATGTCCATAAGATAGAAAAAAATTAATAACTTAATCCATTTAATTACTTTTGTTTTTAATGTCAAAGGTTTTTACTTCTATTGTCTTAAATTGATACTTTTCTTTAATATATTTCTGCCTCTCGTATTCAAGAGCATCTTTTAACAATGTTACAGCTCCATCTACATGCCTATATTCCATCTTAGAGTAAAAATCTTTAAAGAAGTCTTTATTGTGTTTCTTGTTAAACTCTTCTATGAGTCTATTAGCGGTGACATTGCAATCTTTAATATGACTTTTCATCTGATCTAAAGAATTATAACCTGTTGGCTTTTCATAGATATATACATATCTTTTTGATATCGTAACACTATCGCCGTGCATCAATTCTAATATCTTATCTATTTCATTTTGCATATTACCCATTTTATCGTTTTCTTAAGGTTAAATCTCCCATTTTTATATAATATTTCAAAAACCCCCAATGTCAAACCTTTTTACAAAAATGCTCAAAAACACGGGGTTTATACCTCATTTTTTTACATTTAAGGTTTAAATATCTCATATTTATTCTTTATTATGGATGTAAGATCTGATAGAGTTACTTCCTTTTGTTTTGGCTTTATCAAATTAGGTTTCTGATCAATCTTATCAAAAGCTATTATTTTCTCATTTGGGTATTTGGGAGGGAATAATTTATTGCCTGACATTTCAGAGCATTCCAACTCCCTGACTTCTATGATTTCTTTTTCTTTGAATTCATGGGGTTTAACTAAGCAATAATAGAACCCAAGTTCTAAATCTTTTAATTTCTCCGCCTCAATATCTGATTTGCATTTCATTTTTTATTAATTTTTATTTATATAACATCCAAAATTGATATTTCTGTTTCCAGTAATGCAATTCTAGCAGCGTCAATTAATGTATCAACAAAATCATCATGCTTTACACTAGGAAACGCTAACACCTCACTTCTTAACTCCTCATAGTTTTCAATATCAATGCAAAAAGTTAAATTAGGCTTTATGTTATTAAAGCAAGGGATTATGTTGTTAGCTCTCATCACCTTGTCTCTATCTCTTGGCAGCGTTTCTTTTAATAAATCTTCATCTGGCACAGGGTAGCCTTTTTTTCTGTATGATTGATTTAAATAGATCCCGTGTGATTTATCTTCAATCCATATGTATCTAAATCCATATGTAATTTTTTCTTTTACCCAATCATCAATCCACTCATCAACATCAACTGCATTGATACGCCTTCTTTTTACATCTATTAAATAAAGATGTGGTCTGTCATTCTCCATGCGTACGCCCCAATAGCTAAATGCTGTATAATCATTTGATTCTTTTTCTTTGTAGGATAAGTCGGCGGTTATAAATCTATAATCATATCTTGATGGCATTGATTCAAGTGGTAGCTCTCTTATGATTTCCTTTTTAAACATGTTGCCACCTTCAAGAACTGGCTCTTGTTGATATTGGGCTGTGAACATAAATTCATTTTTCTGTATCTCTTTTATTCGTGCCTCTGTGTATTGGCTAGGTAATTGACAAACACCCTCAACTATTAAAGCCCTCTTAAGTGTCTTAAAGTTATAATCATTAATCAATATGCCGCTTAGGTCTTCTAGGTGTAATCTTTGTTGAATGTTTACGATGGCAACGCTACTATGATTTAATCGAGATAATAAAGTTTCTTCATAATATTTCTTTACTTTATCCCTCATGGTTTGAGAGCTAATATCTGCTGGCTTGTTGGGGTCATCAATAAATAAACAACCTGAAAAACCCTTGGCGTTCCTGATTCCAGCTCCAAAGCCTGTAATTGTTGAGCCTATGGATGCAAACAGAATTATTCCTCCTCGCTTTGTAACAATCTTTCTGCTAGTATAAACAGCCTTTCCGCTATTCTCTTTTAAATAATCCTTCCAAAACTCATCAATGGGTTTTACATCAAAAGCCTGCTCCTCTATGCCATCATTATACATAGCTTCATATATAGGATTCTGTAATATTGAAGCTAATTCTCTTGATATATCGTTTAGAAGGTCTTGAGAAAAAGAGGTATAAATAAAATTACAATTTGGATTTGCCGCTATACAGTAAGCAATAAAATATTTGGCAAGTGTTGTTTTACCAGATCTCGGCGGTACATTGATATTTTGCCTGAGCTCTTCTTGATCATATATATCTTGAAATACTTCAAACAATCCATCATGCAATTCTTCTTCAACAAAAGCCCTACCCTCTATTTGTTTGAACATGTAGAGAGTCCAAACTCTAAAACCCTTGCTGTGTAGAAGTTGTCCGAAATATGGGGGGTTTTTAATTTGCATCACCCATCAAAATATTCATTTAATTTGTCCATGGCTTGCTTTATTAGGTTAATTGGCATATAGAACAGATACCCTTTTTCTCCCCAATAAGTATGTCGACACTCCCTTAAGCCACTAGTTCCATCACCGTGGAAAATTAGCTCTAAGAACTCCTCACCAGAATCATTTAACTCACTACCTATGACAGATAACAAAGCAAACTCTACTGTTATTTCTTTTATGTCCAGCACTAAATACCCACCTTTCAACTCAATAATTTTAAAGCTAGTTTGCTTTATCTTATTCAGAGAGTAATAATCTTCATTGCAACAACCTTTTTCTTCGCTGAGGCAATATAATCTTAAGAATCCTAACATTTTATTCTTTTATCAAATATTTTTAGTCTCCACCGCGTGGAGCAATAGCATTTTACCCTTGATTTATAAGGGTTCAGATTTTTACTCTTTTTCGCCTTTTATAGTATTTTCAATATGATTTTCATATCCTTCTTTCTCCTCTTTATAAATATACTTCACCTCTTGCATAGTCCCACTATGTTTAACATCTGATTTTTGATTAGGTTTTCCTTCTTCCCTATCCCACAAAGCATTAGTAGCCTTTAAAGCTATCTCTTGAGTTTCTGGTGCTTGTGCTATCTTTAGTATCTGATAAACATCAACGCCACAATCCCTAATTGTCTTGGCTTGAGCTAATAGCATTTTAATTGATTCTTTTGCTGGTGTTCCATCTTTAGATATTCCGTTGTGTCTATTTTTCCAATGTTCCTTTATTTGCCTTTTAAGAGCTTTTAAGTTCTCATTGGTACTTATGGTTAAAGCAAGCTTAATTCTTTCTGATAGGGTCTTTTTAGCCCTTCTGGATATGCCAGATTTAATACCCCCTTTTCTTCCATTTTCTCGGGCTTCTCTCGGGCTTCTCTTTTCTGCTGGTATCAAGTTAGATTCATTCATATCTTTATTTAAACATTATTATTTTCTTTAAAAGCATTAATCAACTCCATGCAAAAAATTATAAGCTTGTTCCCTTTCAAATTTCCTTTTTACCCTATAAAAAAGCTAATTGTAGTTCCACTGGCTCAGTGGTTGTAAATATATCTTTCTCATCTTCTCTAACTAAAATCATTTCATCACAAACTACTTTGATTTCCATGTTCTCATAAAGTTGTCTTTCTGGTATACATATCTTTTGATCTTTATAGTAGAATTCTATTCTACCTTGCAAAGATGGCATATTTTTTGGTTCAGATGGCTGATAAGTATACCCAACCTTAGAATCAATAATTATATTATCTTCTATTTTACCCATATAAACCCTCAAAATCAATCTCTTTCTCACACTCTACATTATCGCAAGTATCAGTTGTATAGTCTGGATTGGTTGTTATTAGTGCTAGTATTATTGTTAGTGTTTTCATTTATTTTATATATTAATTAGTGATATTTTAGTTGATGAACCTTGGTCTGGTAGTTCTTCAAAACATTCTAAAAAATTAGAAGTTCGATAAATTTTCACTAATTTGTATTACTTTTGCAGTTGGTTTATTTGTCATTTTATTCTATTCTATTAAAATTGGTATCAGGTGCTACCACGATGCTAAACAAGTCTGTTATATCCTCAAAAACATCAAAGCTTATTTCCCTAAGGTATTTTATTAAGCAATACACCCGATATAAAATTATTATTTTAATGCAATTTTTAAGCTGTCTTCACTAAAATAATATCCTTTCTCTTCAGCAATTTTTAATAAATTACCTATAGAATCTTTCTTATTTGGCTTTTCTTTAGCTATAAACATTCTAGCTATTTCTACTTCTTTTGATAATTGAATGTCTTTTCCTGTTAAGTTTGTCATAATTTCCTTAATTTTTATTAATAAGTGAGCTAACCGCTCGTTTTTTTATAGAGTACAGTGTACTCTTTTAATAGTCAATAACTTTTTTTATTTTTTTTATCAAATCTCTATTTTCTTTTAAAAGCATTAATGCTTTAATTAATAATCCGCTCGGATCACTTCTTCCATTCTCAACTTTTACAATATAGCATCTACCGTTTTTAGACAAACCTAACTCGCTGGCTAGTTGCCGTTGAGTTAGGTTTAAATCTTTTCTTATTTGTTTAAATTCGTTTGGTGTCATTATTTAGCCTCTTCCGCCCAAATATTATAAAAAAGATCAATCCCATGATCTAAATATTCTGGATGATAAAATGTATTCCATGTCTTTTTAATCCCATTTTCTACATAATTAACAATAAATTTGTTTCCTTCTATTTTTGACTCGCCTGATCCATCAACATTATAATCAGCCTTAGCATATTCATACCAAGATTTTAATTTGCTATTAGTGAACCTAATTAATAGTTTTTCTTTTGTTGCTATTTTCATTTTTTCCTTAATTTTTATTAATAAGTGAGCTAACCGCTCGTTCTTTTATAGAATACACAGGCTTCTTTTATAAGTCAACCCCTAAATCAATCTTTTTTATATTTTTCTTTAAGCTCCTTGTTCTCAATAGCATTATAATCATCAAGCAGCAAATAATAATCTTCTATCAATTCAATTAGATCTCCTTCTTCTTCACAATTTATTATGTTGTTTATGGCATTAAACACTTTGTCTATTCTCCTCTTGACTTCGTTTAATCGCATAAATTACTAAGTAGTTGGTTAGTTATTTTTATTAGCTCATCTTGTGAGCAAAATTTTTCTTCAAATCTTGCCCTTCCTATGTGGTGGATTGCGTCTTGGCCTTTCTGGTGGTGTAGGTCGCATAAACTCATACAAAGCTCGTCACTAGCCTTTAATCCTATCCCCAATCCTATTTGATGATGTGCAGTAGTTATGCTTATTTGTTGCCTTCCTAGTTTCCAGCAAAGTGAGCAGGGGATTAGATGGATGTTTGCAAGTCTTTGCTTGTTTTTGTGTCCGTTTCTAAGTTCTTTTGGCTTCTTATTTAGACTAATCATTTTATGTTAATAATTCGTTAATTTTGCGTTGTGTTTCTTAAGTTCTTTATTCTCTTCAAAAGAAACATCACCAACATAATCTAATTTTGCTTTTAGATTCTTATTCTCTTTTTGAAGCTCGCTAATGATCAATAAAGCTTTACCAAAATAATCAATAAAAGAATCTAATTCACTACGCAATCCAATTGTAACATTTTTAGATATTTTAAGATAAACATCTTCCAATTCTTTTATTTGTTGTTCTCTAGTCATTCTTAGTTTTGTTCTTTTGTTACAACAATAACACCACCAAAGCCGCAGCATTTCTGACATTCTTCCTCCCAACTCTGACTCATTATAGCATCAAGAGCATTAAGTACTCCAAGGGTTGCTATTGCTCCCAATAAACCAAAGTTTAATGAATTGCTTTGTTTTACTTTCCCACTTCCTTGACAATTAGGGCATGCCATTATAAGTCTTCTACTCATTCAGAGCCTCCTCTATTCTGTTAATAGTTCCTGCATTAGGTATTCTATCGCCATTAATACTATAATATATAGTTGCTCTGGACACCTTAGCCTTTTCTGCAATCTCGGTTATATTTCTACCTTTAAACCTTTCTTTCCATTTCTTAATTGTATTTAATCTTAATTGTAGATTTTCGTTTTTCCTCATGATTCTATTTATTGTTATTGTGCAGGCTATGGACTTACACCCCAGCACAAAAACAACTTTAGGTTCTTAATTGTTTAATGTCAACAAATTATTAAACATATTTTAAAAGCTTGTTATATAAAGGTTTATTAATCGTAGTGTATTATAATAACACAATTATAAAACAGATTAAATTAATTGTTTAACTTTTAGTTGACATACTAAACCCCACCTATCATAATAGAGATATAGCAAATGGCTATTTATTAATTTAAATAAAATAATGATGAAAAATAAAAGAAAATTGTTTGCAATACTTACTTTAAATGATGCAAATACTATGTTGAGTAAATTTATTAATAGATTGAGTTTTGATGAAAATGTATTTTTTGCGAATCATTGCTATAAAATTGAAAGGAGGATTGCTAATGCTAAATAAATTAAAATTAATTCTTGGCATTAAGCCAAAGTTTTTTGATAGATCAACTTTAATTAAAGAATAAATATGTTACAGAAAATCAAGGAAATAGAAAAAAAAATTAATGAGCTAGATAATCAGATCTCAGAAATATGCAAGAAAGATTATCATTGCGTTGCAACTTCAAAGGAGGAATGTATTGAGTTGTTGACAGATAGTCTTAATGATTTTAAGACTAGGTTTAGTCAACCAAATAGCGAAATATTACTAGATCAACTTATTAATGATATAAATTTAGAAATCAAAAGCAATCAATTATTATGTCAATAGAACTATTAAAAGAAATAGGTTTTAAATCTAGTCAAGATCATCTTGATGATAAATTTTATGAAATTCACGAGGCTTTGATATGCTTTGGCGATTGGATTAATGATGAAAAGCTGGAAAAAGTCTATGATGCTTGGGATGAAGATATGTTATCTCAAAGAGAGCTTAAACAGGCTATTAATTATTATAGTGATATACTTAATGAGTTGCAGGATGAGGGCCTAGAAGCTCCTAAATATCAGCATGATGTATATGTTGGTTATCCTAACGCTTTGGGTGGTTATTAATTAAATATAAAAGAAAATGAATTTCCACGATGGTTTTAATAAAGAATCAGAAGAAAAATATAAAAAAGCTTTTGAGATAGCTCTATCTAAAATATTTAATAAGATTTATGCAGATTTATCTTTAATGGGTAAGAGTGATATAGCCCTGGATATTCAGAAAAAAGAACTTTTGGAGCATTTTGAAATAGAATTAGATAAATTAAATAAGAAATAATATGAAAGATAGATTAAAGTTTAGATTTTGGAGTACCTACGCTTTTTCATTATACAAAAAGGATAATGGGCAAATGATTTATGCAAGTGATGCAAATAAAGGCTCTTTTCGAGATTTAGAAGAAGGTGAAGATTGGAAGGTGATGCAATCAACAGGATTAACAGACAGTCAAGGGGCGTTGATATATGTAGGCGATGTTTTAGAATTTGATAATGGCGACAGAATACAGATAGCATGCGAAGACTGGCTAGAGATATATTGTGACCCCATAGGAGAAATTAAGTGCGAAGACCAATGGCGAGACTTATATAGAATTAATGATGCTAAGATAATTGGAAATATTCATCAAAACCATGAATTATTAAAAAATGACTAAAGAATATGCAGTTATATCAAGCCACACGATAAATAAACTATTGGACCTAAGGGATAAATCAGGAGCATATATGATTCTTTTTGAAGAATCTTTATCAGCTTCTCAGGAAACTTATTTATCTTTTTCAAATAAAAAGGAAATTAGAGGCAAAGAAACCATGTATCCAGTTGATAAAAAAGAATTATTGGAAATTATTAATGAATTAAAGAAAGCTTTAAAATGACTAAAGAATATTACAAAAATCAACTAAATCAAAAAACAAAAATTCTCAAGCCGTTTAGAGATAAATTAGATTACTGGCAAAGAGGCGAGTTAGATTTTGCAGTAATTTTAATAAAAACAAGCGGCTACGATACAGCCGACTATGAGGAATGCTTAAACAATTTAAGTAAAATAATAACAAAGCAATAAATTATCATGGTAATATTTACAGTTATAATAATCGCTATTTTATGGCTTTTGGTAGTATTTTTGGAACCAAAAGATTAATTTAAATTAAAAGAATTATGTCTGAACTACAACAATTATCAGAAAGTTTATCCTTAGAGATCAAGTCAGGTGATCTGGCTATGATTAAACAATACCTCTTTCAAATGGCTTCACTAGTGGAGCAACTCCAAGAGAAGTAGTTTTATTATTTTAAAAAACTACTATCTCATCTCCTGCCTATTTTTTATCTATAAATTACAGTTCAAAACTGTACAATCTTTTTGTATTAAAACAAGTCAACATCAATTAAAGAATATTAATTCTTGACAAGGTATTCTAATATTTTTTGTCAAGGGCGTACTCCTTCCAGTGCGCCTGCCTTTGGAAGGGGTTTATTAATTAAATTGAGGTCATGTCAATAGGTTTTATCAAATTACATAGAAAACTAACACAATGGGAGTGGTATAGCGATATAAACACTACCCGACTTTTTACACACCTTTTAATTATGTCTAATTACGAGCCTAAAAAATGGCGTGGAATCCAAATTAATAGAGGTGAGTATCTGACAGGTAGAATAAAATTATCCGAAGAAACTGGATTATCTCAGCAACAAATACGCACCTCACTAAGTAAGCTAAAATCAACCAACGAAATAACCATCAAAGCAACCAACAAATATACTATTATAAAGCTAGAGAATTACTGTGTTTATCAAGGAAAGGAAACTGTTGAGCAACCAACAAAACAACCAACAAACAACCAAACGAGCAACCAACAAGTAACCACAACTAAAGAAGGAAAAGAAATAAAAGAAGATAAGAAAGAAAAAGGGGTTAAAATTCCAACTTTCATTGATGCTGAATTGTGGAATGAATATTTAAAAATGAGATCTGCGAAAAAAGCAAAACCGACTGAAAAAGCAATTGAGTTAGTGATTAAAAAATTAATAAAGTTTGAAAACAAAAAAATAGATGCAGCAAATGAAGCTTTAGAAAATTCTATTGAAAGCAATTACACAGGAGTATTTGAACCTAAAACCAACTTTAAAACAGAAAAATCAAGGTTAGCATGGAAAAATTAAAACTAGAATCACTTTTTGAGACAACGGCAGAGAATTTCAACTTTAAGCTAAACAAAGGCTTTGAGAATCTTTTAAACATAATTCAAGCGCAAACTGACAAACTGCCAGACGAAATAATTAAAAAAAAATTCCAACAACTTTGGCTTTTAACTAATGACGAATGGCATAAAAAATTTAATCTACAGTGGGGAGGCTACCCTTCTCTTGCTCAATGGCTAGAGATTCTAGTTGAAAAACCATTGACTGACGAAGATATTAAAAGGAAAAAAATAGAATATGAGGAAAATTTGCGTTTTAAAGCTTCTGTAGTTGGTGTATGGTGCAATGACCCCAATTTATTAATTTCATTCCCACAGCGTTATAAAAACCCCCTTAATGGTCATATTAAATTGATGTTAGATACCTATTGTAAGGTAAAAGAAAACTTACCAGATGAGAGGATAAAAAAAATGGCAGTCTATTTAAAGAAAGAACTAGACCAAGATAAAACCTTATTTTATAATACTCTAAAGGGTATTGCAAGGGAAAAACAACCACTTTTATTAACTTAAATCATGAGAATTGAATTAAAAAATTTAGAAAAAACTCATCTAAAGAATTTAGAGAAGTCTTTAAAAGACAACCCTCATTATAATTTTTGTTTTTATGACAAAGAAACTTCAAGTTTAAAACATTGGTTTGAGTGCCTTGATTTAGATCAAAAGTGGTTAGTAGTAAAAATGAATAATAGAGTTATAGGATTTGTTAGTTTTGAAGGATGCAGTGAATATAAAGAAATTCAAATATTTTTAAAAAATGAATATAAAAACAAAGGATTTGGAACGGTAATTTTAATTTTAGCTGAAAAATGGGCTAGAAATAAATTTAAAAAATTACAATCCATAAATGCTAATATTGCTCACGATAATATTGCTAGTATCTTGCTGTTTAGAAAATGTGGCTACCATCAAGAATGGGGTGGAGATTATATTAAATGGTTTTATTAACTTAAATTAAATTAAAAAATTATGAAACTTACAAAGCAACAAAAAATAGAAATAGCACACAAAGCCCATCAAGCAAGATTAGAGTTAGGGCTTAACGAAGAACAAAGCTTGCAATCGTTAAATATTGAGCTTGAACATATTGAGAATCCAGAATTAAGCGAAGGGAGGAAGAAATGATAATAATTTCAATAATATTTGTGATAGGATTTATAGCTGGTAAATATGCTAGCTATGATAAACCAATAGTAATTAATTTGAGCAAATGGATATGAATAAAATACAAAAAGAAGCTTTAGCGCTACTTAGACTTTTACACGCTAAACAAAAAAAATATAGTAAGCTAAACGATAAAATAAGAGACTTAATTCCAGAATTTACGCCTTATATTCAATCAATAGATGATGAATATTATGCAGGAGCTGTGGGGTTGATTGATAAAATATTAGGTGATGAATTGGCTAGCTATCTTTTGTTTGAAACTGACGGAAGTGATAGCTATTATTATCAGTTAAAAGAAGGTAAGAAATTTCCAATTAGAAGTGTCAATGATATTATTAAATATATGGAGTATAGAGATGAATAAAATTAATCCAGATATATTACTAATACTAACAGCAATATTGATTGTGCTATTTATGGCTTTATAAAATAATTTATTCCAATGAAATCAATCCAATATAAGAATCAAACAAAGAAAAGAAAGCAACCAGAGGGAGATCATCAAAAATCACTAGGATTAATGCTAAATGGAATTTTAAAACCAAGATTAAACCCTAATTTGATTTTCTGGACATATTCAGGAGCAGGAGAAAGAAAATCATTAAAAACAGGAATCTTACAAAAAAGAAAAGGTTTAATGCGTGGGGATTTTGACTATCGTTTTGAGCTTAGAGAGGGTGATATAATGAGAGTAGTTTATATTGAAACCAAATCAAGCAAAGGTTCATTAAATGAATTTCAAAAAGCTTTTCAAAAAAACCACGAAAATCTTACTAATGCTAAATGCTATACCTCAAAAGACATTGAAGAAAGCTTAAATATCCTGAAAAAAGAAAAAATAATAATTTAACATGACAAACTGGAAACTAGAAGACTATTTAGATTTTTACGAAGAAAGAGCAGCTATTATCGGAAATGATAACGATATTAGAAATCTAAGCGAGATAAAGATAAAGAATCTTGCTTGGATTGAAACTAAAGAATATTTTATTAACAATGAGAATATCGCTGATGAATCAATACTATCAAGGATGGTGATATTTTTAAGGGAATTTATTTATAAATAAATAAAAAAAAGAGTTGACTCTTTGATTAAAGTTGTTATTATAATCAAAATTACTAATTAATTTAAGAAAATGCGAGGCGGAAAACGAAAGGGCGCAGGTCGTCCAAGCAACACAAAAAAGGATTATAACTCAAAAAGTGTAAAAATACCAGAGGCACTTTATGAAGTTGTAAAAAGTTTAATCGAAATTTTTAAGAAAAATGAAAATAATATTAAGAAATGAGAAAACTAACTAATGCAATCAAAAACTTTTTCAAGAAATTTAAGAAGTGTAGATTGTTTAGGGTGGGTAAAAGTAAGAATGCGGATAGCGTTAAGATAATATTTAATAATTATAAAAAATAGAAATGGAAATAAAAAAAGCTACTAGAAAAGCAATACCATTTATAGGCTGTCTTTACGGTAAATCAAGCGGAGGAAAGACATATTCCGCTTTAAGATTAGCAAACGGTCTTATTGATGATACTGATAGAATCTGTTTAATAGATACTGAGAACGGTAGAGCTAGTCATTACGCAGATTATTTTGATTTTGATGTATTGGAGCTAGAGCCTCCTTTTACTCCTGCTAGATATATTGAGGCAATAGCAATGGCAGAAAAAGCAGGGTATAAAGCTATTATTGTTGATTCTATTACTCACGAGTGGGATGGTATAGGTGGTTGCTTAGAATTAGCAGATAGAAAGAGCAGAAGTGGTAAAGAATTGCAGGGCTTAGTCAAGTGGGCTTTACCTAAAGCAGAGCATCGTAAATTAATGAGCAAACTTTTACAATTAAAATGTCATATTATCTTTTGCGCCAGAGGTCAAGAAAAGATGGAACAAGTATATAATAACGGTAAACAAGAGATTGTCAATAAAGGATTAGCAATGATCCAAGAAAAAAACTTCCCATTTGAAATGCTCGTAACATTTAAACTTGAAGATCAAGGCAAAGCATATCTTGAAAAAGCAACTGGATTAAAAGATTTACAAGATAAATTTAAAGGTGGTGAGTATATCACCGAAGAACATGGAAGAATTATTGCAGAATGGATTAACAAAGGTGATGAGGTTGATCTTGAGGTTAAAGAATTGAAAGAGCAAGCAAGAGAGGTTGCTTTATTTGAAGGTGAAAAATCTTTAAAAGATTGGTTTGATAATCTTAATGAAAAAGAAAAGGAAATAGCTAATAAATTTCCAGTAGTTTTTAAAAAGAATTTAATGAGAATTGCAAAAGAAAGAGATAATTTAGGTAATGAATCCAAAACCGCTAATATTCCTGATAATTTAGAATTTGAGGGGGGTGATGAGTAAGGCTAGAAAATTAAAAGAAGAAGAGGAAAGAAAAGCTAATAATATTGAACACAAAAGAAAGGTACATAATGAAATTCTTAAAGCCATGATTCCAGTGGTTATGACAGCTGATGAATATTTAAAGGATTTAATTAAGGCGGTAGCAAAAGGAGAAATTCCTCATCTATATATAAAATATTAAAATGACAATTAAACAACAAAGCCAAGAGTGGTTAACAAAAAAGCGTAAATACATTGGCGGTTCTGAAATATTTTCAATCACCCTGCATTACTGCAAAAAGGAATTGGAGCAAATAGGAATCAAAAACGAAACAAGTTTTAAAACCGCTCTTGAGGTATATCTTGAAAAGAAATTTGATGTAAAGCCAGATCCAATTAGTCAAGTATGTAGTGAGTTTGGCTTGGGTCTTGAGGATTTTATTATAAACAGAATCAACCAAGAAAACAAGAATTTTGTTGCAACTGGTTCAAAAGATTTTATAATTAATTCTGATATTCACAAGTTAGCAGCTTGTTCTCCTGATGGTTTTGTTGAAGCTAAAGAAGATTTTATTGATTATGATAAAAAGGAGGTTGAGGCTGGTAAAGGATTATTAGAATCCAAAACTGTTTATTTCTTTTCAGAGTCTCACTCAAAATGGTCCTACCTATTCCAGTGCAACTACAATTGCATGTTGCTTGATTTACCTTTTTTTGTTTTACCTCAGTTAAAAGTAAAAGATTCTGAGCATGATAAAGATTTTTTTAAAGGAAAAACACTTGGCAAAATAGAAAGCTTAGAAATACTAAGAGATAATTTTAAATGCCTTGATAAAGCAAAGCAAGATCTTTATAATTATTTAGATCAATATTATGATTTAGAAATTTATACTCACAAAGCCAATAAAACAATCCAAAACATTTGTAAACTAGCTTTAAAACGCTTCCAAGATGCAATGGATAATGTAATATTACCCAACCTAAGCGACAACAAAGATAAATTGATGCGTGAAAAGAAAATGCTAGCCAAGATGCAACCAGATAAATATGGTGAGATAAAGGCAGATAACGAGCTTAACGAGCTTTTAAATGAGCGTGGAGTTATAAACAATCAGTTTGCTATTTTAAAAACAGAATTAGAACAAACTAATTGCAAAATTATTCAAAAGATGGATAAAGCTATTTGCGCAAAAGGTTTTAATTATATAGCAAAGTTTGATAAAAGGCATTCGCTCAGAGTTAGTCAAAATAAAGATAGTTTTGTAACTCAACAGATGACTGATGATTTACAAAATGGCAAAGAATTTATTAATTACATGGAAGCTTAATTATGAAAAAAAAAGATAAAATAAAAATAGACAAATTTCTAAAATATGAATTGCCTGAAACAAGATTACAATCTAGATCTATTTGGCATATTATTAAAAGATTTATAAAGCCTGATAACTATGCGATGTCGTTAAAAAAGAAAGATAAGACATTTAAGAGTTTATCAGAATTGCAACAAGAAATTGTAATTTCCGTTGTTAAGATAAATGACGGTAATATTGAGCAGTCTGCAAAAGATTTAAAGATAAGTAGGTCCACTGTTTACAGGAAAATTGAAAAAGATATTGATTTAAAGAGACTAGAAGATCTTAAAGAAAGTGAATAAGGCGAGTCATTCTCGCAAGTGATACAAACAAGCTTTTATGCTCAAACAGTTTGCATTGCCGTGCTTAGGGGAGCTAAGCAAATCGTGACTTGTTCGTCAAGTTCTCTATGCAGTTTACTTGCCAATTTGCAAAGAGATTGCAAGTAAAATTTAAAGCTAGCATTTATAAGGGTTTGTAGGGTTTTTACTTGCAATCTCTTTGTAATTTAATTAAAATAAAAAAATGAAATTTAGAAAAAATCTTTTAGAAATTGTGGGCTACTATAACCCAAAGATTCCAGATCATATTATATGTTATGCAACTGATGATAATGATTTAGAAGAAATAACTTTGTCTATTACTGGATTTGAGGAAATAATACTTAGCGGCAAGTGCTTAGTAATTCAAAACATGGGTGTCAGAAGAACTTTCGATTGTTTAAAGTCTGAGTTTGCTAAAAGAAATTATAATTATATTATGGATTATATTGAAAAATTTTAAATGAAATTGATAAATTTATAGTTAATAATTCATGAGTATTGCTATCAATAGCTATATTAGTGCTGTTATCGTTATTATAAATTGACTAGTGAAAATAGGAGTTCTAAAATAGTTATTATTAACTATTTTTTAAACTTAAAATGCCTAAACCAACACCTCCATTTAAAAGACTTTTATCAAGATATAAAGAAGACAAAGAAAGTAATTGCTGGATATGGCAAGGATTTATTAACGCCAACGGATACGGCAGTATTAAGGTTTTTGGAAAAATGATGAGTGTTCATAGATACTCTTATGAATTACATAAAGGAAGTATTGATAAAAACTCAGAAGTTATGCATTTGTGTAATAATAAAATATGCGTTAATCCAGATCACCTACAATTAGGATCTCATAAGCAAAATATAAGGGATGCTATTAAGCATGGTTTACTAGATCACAAAAAAATAAAATATAAAGGAATTTCTGGAATTAATAGAAATCAATCAAAACAAGTATTTGTTAAAGGAATTGCTTATGGAAGCATTAAAGAAGCTGAAAGAAGCATAGGGGTTAGTAGTGGCAGTGTGCTTTATTGGATTAGGAATAAACCAAATGTTGCAAAGCTAATAACTAAAGAACAATATTATCAATTTAATAGAAATAAAAATGTCACTAAATCAATGTAACTTTATAGGTCGTCTAGGCGTTGACCCAGTCATTAAAAAACTAGAAAACGGAACTGATATTGCATCCTTTTCTATTGCCTGCACAGAAAAATGGACTGATAAAAGTTCTGGAGAGAAGCGAGATAAAACGGAATGGATAAAGATAGTGGCTTTTGGTAAAATAGTTAATATTGTCTCTTTCTTAAAAAAAGGTTCACAAATCTATGTATCTGGAAAGATGCAAACTAGAAAATGGACTGATAAAGATGGAGTTGAAAAATATACTACAGAAATAGTCTTGCAAGGTTTTAGCTCTAAATTATTAATGCTTGATTCTCGCAAAGAGCCACAAATAAGTGCAGAAGATAGTGCTTTACTTGATAAGGCTGCTGAGGGTATAGATGAAGTTCCTTTTTA